ATGGCACGGCATATCGCGGCGAACTTCGTCAACCTTTTGATTGTGCTGCTGGTGGTTGCCGGCGGCTTGTTCTTTTGGGCCAAGGCGGAGTTCACCCGTCCCGGACCGTTGCAAAGCTCTATTTACATCGAGGTACCGCGCGGCGGCACGGTCAGCCGGCTGTCCAAGACGCTGGAGGAGCAGGGGGCTGTGTCCTACGGGCTGATCATGCGGGTTGCGTCGGATTATAACGGTCAGGCGAGCCAGTTGAAGTTCGGGAATTACGAAATTCCGGCCCGTGCTTCGATGGCGGATATTCTGGATATTGTCACCAAGGGCGGTGCCGGGTCGTTCCGGTTCCTTGCCAATTACCGGATCGGTATTCGCGGTGCAAAGATGACTTTGTCCGAGCGGGAGCCGGGTACAGGCAAGACCGAAGAACTGGCGGAGTTCGAGGAGGGCGGGGAACTGCCGGAGCCTTATGCCAGACTGGTCGAGGCCAAAACGCCGATTGTCTACCGGATCACGGTGGCAGAAGGCACCACAAGCTGGCAGATCGTAGAAAGCCTGAAGCAAGCGGATTTCCTTGGCGGTACGTTCGAGAATGTGCCACCGGAGGGCATGCTGTCCCCGAATACGTACGAGGTGCGGCGTGGTACACTTGTAGAAGATGTGATCGAGCAGATGTTCACCGCGCAGGAGCGTATTCTGGCGGAGGAATGGGAGAACCGGGCCGAGGGGCTGCCGTTTGACACGCCGGAAGCTGCGTTGACGCTGGCGTCGATCATTGAAAAAGAGACTGGTGTTGCGGAGGAACGGGCCGAGGTTGCTGCGGTTTTTGTAAACCGGCTGAATAAGGGCATGAAGTTGCAGATGGACTCCACGGTGGAGTACGGGATTACCAACGGCGAAGGTTTTCTGGAACGGGGTTTGCGGCGCAGCGAGTTGTCCAAGAAGACGCCGTACAACACCTATATCATCGAAGGGTTGCCGCCCGGACCGATCGGGAACCCCGGACGGGACGCGATCCATGCGACGCTGCACCCCAACGAGAGCAACAATCTGTTCTTTGTTGCTGACGGTACCGGGGGGCATGCTTTTGCGGAAACTCTGGTCGAGCACAACGCGAATGTTGCGAAATGGCGCAAGATCGAAGCTGAGAAACGGCGGCAGAGCAACGGAGGCTGACGCCCTGCGTTCTGTAGGAAGTTTATAGATGTCAATGGCTTGATGCCCGTGTTGCGCCTTTGGTGTTGCGCGGGCATTGCGCGTTTGATTGACTTTGCGACCGGTCTTGGATATACCTTTGGACAAGATGGAAGAAGTGGGTAACGACCCTGGCAGCAGATGCCTTGGGTCGTTTTTTGTTTCTACCGTCCCGGTGACAACACCGATAGGAACTCTTATAATATGACGAAGATTGAGAACGTGGATGTGCACGCGCTGCCTTTGGCTTTGCGTGAGGCACGGGCGGCTGTCGCTGAGTTGCGTCAGCGTATTATCCGGGACCTGTCGGAGAAGTCTCCGAATGCCGAACCTATGACAACCGCGCAGTTGTTAGCCCTTGTACGGGAATACAGCACTGCGGTTTTGCATGTAACGTCGCTTGAGGCCCACATTGAAAAACATAGCAGCGCCATCCGCGGTGTCGTCCAAGGCGACGCCGTCAACCTTGAAGATGCGAGACGCGAGGTCCTTAACAGACTTGCTCGGTTCCGTCAGCGAAGCGGAGATTGAGACGTTTCTTGCAGGACTGAGCGATCAGACGCTGATGGCGCTGCCGTATCTGTTCGATCTGTGGGCCTTGCCCCATCAAAGAGCGCCCAAGGGAGATTGGGCCACATGGGTGATCATGGGCGGGCGCGGGGCCGGTAAGACCCGTGCCGGTGCGGAATGGGTGCGCCAGCAGGTCGAGGGGCCACAAGCGGGCGACATTGGTCGTTATCGTCGTGTGGCGCTGGTGGGAGAAACACTGGATCAGGTGCGTGAGGTTATGGTGTTCGGGGAGAGCGGCATTATGGCCTGTAGTCCGCCGGACCGGAAACCGGAGTGGCATGGGTCGCGACGGGTGCTGGTCTGGCCGAACGGAGCGGAAGCCTGGGCGATGTCTGCCAGCAGTCCGGAGGCGCTGCGCGGGCCGCAGTTTGATTGCGCCTGGGCGGACGAGTTGGGCAAGTGGCGGCAGGGGCGGGACTGCTGGGATATGCTGCAGTTCGCCCTGCGTTTGGGGGAAGCGCCACGGGCGCTGGTGACAACCACACCGCGTAACATCGGGGTGTTGAAAGAGATTCTGAAGGCTGACGATACGGTTGTGACCCATGCGGCAACGGAGGCAAATAAGGCGAATCTTGCGCCCGGATTTCTAAAGAAGGTTTACACGGATTACAGCGGCACGCGTCTGGGCCGTCAGGAGCTGGACGGGCGGATGCTGGAAGATGCAGAGGGCGCTTTGTGGCCGCTGGAGCGGCTGGACGGGCTGCGGCGGGCCGAAGTGCCGGAGATGGACCGGATCGTGGTCGCGGTGGATCCTCCGGCTTCGGGAAAATCCACGGCGGATGCCTGTGGCATTGTGGTTGCGGGGATGCAGAAGACTGGCGCGGGTCCGCAGGACTGGCGGGCCTGGGTGCTGGAGGATGCGAGCATTCGGGGGGCGAGCCCTGCGAAATGGGCTGCGCGGGTGGTCGAGGCGGCGCGGAGCTGGCAGGCGGATCGCGTGGTGGCCGAGGTTAATCAGGGCGGTGACATGGTGGAAAGCGTATTGCGCCAGCAGGACCCGCTTTTGGCGTATCGGGGCGTTCATGCGACCCGCGGCAAAACCGTTCGGGCAGAGCCTGTGGCGGCGCTTTATGAACAGGGGCGCGTGTTTCACGCGGCGGGTTTGCAGGCGCTGGAGGCCCAGATGGGCGATATGACGTTGCTCGGGTATGAAGGCAAAGGATCGCCGGATCGGGTGGATGCCTTGGTTTGGGCGCTGACGGATTTGATGATTGATCCGGCGGCAAGTTTTCACAGGCCGCAGATACGCCGCTTGTAGGTCGGCGTGTAACGCACTGTTTCAAATACACATTAGGAGTAAATTCAGATGGTACTGCAATTTTTGCGCAGTGCGTCCCAAAGGGATGTGCCCGAAGAAAAAGCCTCGGCCGCGGGGCCGGTGATCGCGTTTCACGGTGCGGGGCGGCCTGCATGGTCGGCGCGGGATGTGGCGAGTTTGACGCGCAGCGGTTTTCTGTCCAATCCGGTTGGATTCCGCTGTGTGAAGATGATCGCGGAGGCGGCTGCGGCGGTTCCTTTGGTGGTGAGCGGGCCGGAGCGACGCTTTGATGTGCATCCGCTGGTTGACCTGCTGGCGCGGCCGAACGGTCTTCAGGGGGGGGCGGACCTGCTGGAGAGTTTCTACGGGCAGTTTCTACTGTCCGGTGATGGGTATCTTGAGGCTGCGGGGAGCGGCGCAGGTGGCGGGCCGGCCGAGGTATATGTGCTGCGCTCGGATCGGATGAAGGTGGTTCCGGGCGCTGACGGCTGGCCGGTAGCGTATGAATATGCAGTCGGGGCGCGCAAGGTGCGGTTTGACATGGGAGCAGAGTTGCCGCCGGTTTGTCATGTGCGGGCGTTTCATCCGCTGGACGATCATTACGGGTTGTCCCCGATACAGGCGGCAGCCACGGCGCTGGATGTGCATAATGCGGCGTGCCGCTGGTCTAAAGCGCTGCTGGATAATGCGGCGCGGCCTAGCGGTGCGATTGTGTATCGCGGGGTAGATGGTCAGGGCAGTTTACAGGCGGATCAGTATGACCGGCTGGTTGAGGAAATTGAGGCGAACCATCAGGGGGCACGCAATGCAGGGCGTCCGATGTTGTTGGAGGGCGGTCTGGACTGGAAGCCGATGGGGTTTTCGCCCTCGGATATGGAGTTCCAGAAAACCAAGGAAAGTGCCGCGCGGGAGGTGGCTTTGGCCTTTGGGGTGCCGCCGATGCTGCTGGGGCTGCCCGGAGATGCGACATATGCGAATTATGCCGAAGCGAACCGCGCCTTTTACCGGCTGACGGTTTTGCCGCTGGCGCAAAAGCTGGGGGCGGCCTTGTCAGCCTGGCTGCCACAATTTTACGGGGAAGATTTGCGGGTTCATGCGGATCTGGACGGTATTCCGGCGCTCGCCATCGAGCGGGAGGCCCAGTGGCGGCGTGTATCCGAGGCGGATTTCCTGTCGGATCGGGAAAAGCGGAGGCTGTTGGGGTTGCCGGCTGAACCGGATGAGTAGGGGCGTCGGATCGCGGTATTTATACGAGCCTTTCGAGGCGGCGGCGAAGCTGGAAACCCACCGGCAGGTGACGGATGAACGCTGGATCGCGCTGGAGCGGTGGCTAGAGATGATCGAGAGTTCGCTGGAGCGTCTGGAGCGCCGGATCTGGATGGCGGTCTACGGTGTGGTCGGCTTCGTTCTGACACGCGGCGTGTTGGTACTGCTGGACGTGACACAGCAGGTTTGATGCCATCCGGCATCGCAAATCAAGGGAAACGGTATGGGAAATGGTGACGGCGCTGGTGCGCTGGAGAGGAAGTTTTGCCGGTTTGAGGCGGGCATTGATGTGTCGCAGGGATGTGAAATCTCGGGCTATGCGTCGGTGTTCGGGGCTTCGGACCAAGGTGGCGATGTGGTGCAGAGAGGCGCTTACGGGCGCAGTCTGAAGGCGATGTCGCTGGAAGGGCGGCGGGTGAAAATGCTTTGGCAGCATGATCCGGGCCGCCCTATCGGGGTCTGGGAAGAGGTGCGCGAAGACGACAAGGGTCTGTTCGTCAAAGGGCGTATTCTGGCAGAAGTTCAGGCTGGCGCTGAGGCTTTGGCGTTGATCAAGGCCGGCGCGATTGAAGGGCTGTCTATTGGGTATCGAACAATTCGCGCCGAGAAATCCGCAAACGGCGCGCGTTTGTTGCATGAACTCGATCTTTGGGAGGTTTCGCTTGTGACGTTCCCGATGCTTCCGGAGGCGCGGGTCGATCCGGCGGGCAAGGCAGAAAATGCGCTGGCAGAAGAGCTGATTGCCTCGCTCCATGCAGCGAAAACACAGTTATCGGCCTGAGGTCGGACAGAGATTTATTCAAATTTTTAACATCAGTTTCAACAACAGCACAGGATTGATCATGAGCACATCAACCACCCCCGCGCCGCAAGGCGGGCCAGAGGCCAAATCCATGCCCTCGCTTCAGGTGAAGGCAGCGATGGAAGATTTTCTACAGGACGTAACCAAAGTGAATAGCGATTTGAAAAACCGACTTCTAGAACAGGAAAAGAGATTGAACATGCTGGAACGTAAGAACACTGGCGCGCGGCGCCCCGTATTGTCCGCTGTAGCCGAGGTCGAGGTGCCCCATAAGAAGGCGTTTGCGGCTTATCTGCGGAGCGGTGACGATGACGGAATGCGTGCGCTGGATGTGGAAGAAAAGGCGCTGTCCACGGCGGTTTCCGGCGATGGGGGCTATCTGGTTGATCCCCAGACGGCGGATCAGATTGCCGGGGTGCTGCATGCTACGGCGTCGATCCGGTCTGTTGCCAATGTGGTGGCGGTGGAGTCCACGGCCTATGATGTGCTGGTCGATCACACAGAACTGGGTGCGGGATGGGCGAGCGAAACGGGTTCGGCCTCTGAGACTTCAACGCCGCAGGTGGAGCGGATTTCCATTCCGTTGCACGAATTGTCGGCCCTGCCCAAAGCCTCGCAGCGGTTGCTGGATGACAGTGCCTTTGACGTGGAGGGCTGGCTGGCCGCGCGGATTGCAGACAAGTTTTCCCGTGCGGAGGGCGTGGCTTTTGTGTCTGGTGACGGGGTGGACAAGCCGACAGGTTTTTTGACCTATCCGGCGGTTGTTAATGACAGTTGGAGCTGGGGAAACCTTGGTTATGTGGCAACGGGTGCGGACGGGGATTTTGCGGCGCTTGATCCGGCGGATGCGATTGTCGATCTGGTGTATTCGTTGGGGGCCCGTTACCGCGCGAATGCGACCTTTGTGATGAATTCCAAGACGGCTGGTGCGGTGCGCAAGATGAAGGATGCGGACGGTCGGTTCTTGTGGTCGGACGGGCTGGCTGCGGGAGAGCCTGCGCGTCTGATGGGCTATGCGGTGCTGGTGGCCGAGGATATGCCGGATATTTCCAGCGGGGCCAATGCCATCGCCTTTGGAGATTTTGCGGCCGGTTACACGGTGGCGGAGCGGCCTGATCTGCGGATTTTACGCGATCCGTTCAGCGCGAAACCCCATGTTCTGTTCTACGCCACCAAGCGTGTCGGCGGTGATGTAAGCGATTTTGCGGCGATCAAACTTCTGAAGTTTGCAGTTTCCTAAACCGTAGAAGAGATCCCGTTCAGGGATGGTGCGACGGGGTCTTTCTTCGTCGTTCCTGATGTGCTGCGGGCTGGCTCTGCTGTCCTCCGTCCGGCCGGCCCGCGCACATCAATTTAATGATTTATGATCCGTATTGGGAGAATACGCTTATGATTTTGACCGAACTTACCAGCGTTCCGAGCGGATCGCTGCCTTTGGCGTTACTGAAGGATCATTTGCGGCTGGGGACGGGATTTTCCAGCAGCGCAGAGCAGGATGATCTTTTAGAGGCCTATCTGCGTGCAGCGATCAGCGCTGTGGAAGGGCGCACAGGGCTTGTGCTGTTGGAGAAGTCTTATAACTGGGCGCTGACGGGGTGGCGGCATTACGACCGGCAGGTTCTGCCGGTGCGTCCGGTGCAATCTGTGGATGCGGTGACACTGGTAGATCGGGCGGGTGCTGAGGCGGTGGTGCCGCCGGAAACCTACCATCTGGAGCGGGACAGTCAGAGCCCTGCTTTGGTGGCGGTGGGGCTGGCGCTGGCGGTTATTCCCGAGACGGGCAGCGCAGAGATTACCTTTACCGCCGGATACGGCCCGTTGTGGAGCGACTTACCGCCTGATCTTGCGCGGGCGGTTCTGATGCTCGCGGCAGAGTTTTACGAGCACCGTGCGAGCCGTGAGGGGGCCAGTTTGCCGCCGGCGATCCTGTCCTTGCTGGAGCGGTTTCGCAAGGTGCGCCTGTTGGGGGGCGTCTAGATGAAGCGGAAGGTGGAATTGAACCGGCGTTTGACACTGGAGCGGCGGCAGCGGATTTCCGATGGCGCGGGCGGTTTTGCGCGGGACTGGGTGGCCTTGGGAGAGGTCTGGGCCGATGTGCAGATGCGCAGTGTGCGGGTGACAGAAGTGTCGGCGGGGACCACCGCGTTAGAGCGGCACAGGATCATTGTGCGTGGTGCGCCACAGGGTGATCCGCAGCGACCGATGCCGGGGCAGCGGTTTGTTGAGGGGAGCCGGATTTACGGAATTGAATCGGTAGCCGAGCATGACAGTGCGGGGCTGTATCTTTTGTGCTGGACCCGTGAGGAGGTGCTGACGTGACTTATGCGGTTTCTCATGCGCTTCAACAGGGGGTTTATCAAACGTTAACAGGGGACGGCGCAGTGAGTGCTTTGGTGGGGGAGCATATTTTCGATGCGCCGCCAAGCGGAGCGATACCGGATCTTTATGTAACGCTCGGGGATGAGCAGGTGCGCGACAAGTCCAGCGGTTCGGCGGGCGCGGCCCTGCATGATCTGGATATTCGCGTGGTGTCCTCGGCGGCGGGATTTGCAGCGGCAAAACAGGTGGCGGCGGCGGTTTGTGATGCGGTGATCGGGGCGGAGATTGCCCTGACGCGCGGACGGCTAATTTCGCTGTCATTTCGTGCTGCCCGCGCGGTGCGGGAGGGCAGTCCGGAACAGCGGCAGATCCGTCTGAAATTCCGCGCCTTCGTTGAGGATAGCTGACTCCTGCGGGTCGGTTCTTAGAAAAACACAGGATTTAGGAGAAAGTTATGGCGGCACAGAACGGGAAAGATCTGCTGATCAAGGTGGATATGGACAATGCTGGAACCTTTGAAACATTGGCGGGGCTGCGGGCGTCCCGTATTTCGTTCAACACGGATACGGTGGATGTGACGGCTTTGGACAGCACGGGTGGCTGGCGCGAGTTGTTGGCGGGGGGCGGTGTGAAAACCGCGAGTATCAGCGGATCGGGTGTGTTCCGTGATGACAATACCGACGAGCGGGCGCGGCAGATTTTCTTTGACGGGCAGATACCGGATTTTCAGGTGGTGATCCCGGATTTCGGCATTGTTGAGGGGGCCTTCCAGATCACCTCGTTGGAGTATGCGGGTCAGTTTGACGGGGAAGCGACCTATGAAATGGCCTTTGCTTCGGCGGGTGCGCTGGCGTTTTCGGCAATTTGATGGGGAATCCTTATCGCGGAGAGGTCGCGCTGACGGTGGATGGTGTCGAGCGTGTGATGCGGCTGAGTCTCGGGGCTTTGGCGGCTCTTGAGACGCGGCTTGGGGTCGGGGGGCTGTTGCCGCTGATTGAGCGGTTCGAGCAGGGGCGTTTCACAACGGACGATCTGATTGCCTTGCTCTGGGCCGGTTTGACGGGGGCTGGATGGGAAGGCAGCGAGGATGATTTGAAGCGGGCGGAGATTGCAGGGGGCGCGATGGGGGCTGCGCGGGCAGCAGGCATGTTGCTGCGGCTGACCTTTACCCTGCCGGAGACGACGGATGATTGACTGGGCAGGACTGATGGCGCTGGGGCTGGGGCAGTTGCGGTTATTGCCGGCGCAGTTTTGGGGACTGACGCCGGTGGAGCTAATGATGATGGCAGGGGTGACGCCGGGGGGCACGCCACGGCTCGGGCGCGCGCAGCTTGATGCGCTATGTGCGCAGTTTCCCGATACCTAAGACCAACAGAGAGGACCAAGCATGAGTGAATATAACGCTGATCTGGAGGCGCTGGACAACCAGCTACAGTCTCTGGAGGGGAACATTGCTGCCACGGCGCAAATGTCGGCCGTTTTCCAGCGGGAGTTGGGCGGGATGCAGACGAGTATCTCGCTGGCAGAGCGGGAGGCACAGGGCTTGTCGCGCTCTTTGTCTAAGGGGCTGCGGGGAGCGTTCGGGGATGTGGTCCTTGAGGGGGCGAAGTTTTCCGATGTGCTGGAGACACTGGCGCAGCGGATGATCCGGAGCACGTTCAATCAGGCGATGTCTCCTGTGACGGATGCGATCGGCGGCGTGTTGAGCGGCGGCGTCAATTCGATCCTTGGCAATATTTTCCCGAGCGCCAATGGCAATGCCTTTGTCGGGGGGCGGCAGACCGCCTTTGCCAAAGGGGGGGTGGTGAGCGGGCCAACGTTATTTCCCATGCGGGGTGGCACCGGATTGATGGGCGAGGCCGGACCCGAAGCGATAATGCCGCTGCGCCGCGGGGCGGACGGGCGGCTGGGTGTTGAGGGGGCTGGCGGCGGTACTGCGGTCAATATCACCATGAACATTACGACGCCTGACGCCGAGAGCTTTACGCGGTCCCAGACGCAAGTGGCGGCAGGGATCCGTCGGGCCATCGCCCGTGGCAACCGGAACATTTAGGAGAGCATATTTTGAACTTTCATGAAGTCAGATTTCCCGCCGGCTTGTCGTTCGGGTCAACCGGCGGACCGGAGCGTCGCACGGAGATTGTGACGCTGAACAGCGGTTACGAGGAGCGTAACAGCCCCTGGGCCCATGCGCGGCGGCGTTATGATGCGGGGGTTGCTATGCGCTCTACCGACGATCTGGAGGCTGTGATCGCGTTCTTTGAGGCGCGGCGGGGGCGTTTGTTCGGGTTTCGCTGGAAGGACTGGACCGACTGCAAAAGCTGTCTGGCTTCGCGGGAGCCCGCGTTTGCGGATCAGGAGATTGCGGTGGGGGATAGTGTGACGTTGGATATTGCATTGTGCAAAACCTACAGGTCGGGGGAGACCACATATTGCCGCGCGATTTCCAAGCCGGTGGAGGGCACTGTGTCGGTCGGGATTGGCGGTGCGCAAGTCTTTGAGGGGGAGCATTTTGATGTGGATTATACCTCTGGCGTGATCCGCTTTTACGAGGCGCCGCCCGAAGCGGCACTGGTGACGGCGGGTTTTGCCTTTGATGTGCCTGTGCGCTTTGACACGGATCGTTTGGAAATGAGCATGGCGGGTTTTGCCGCCGGATCTGTGCCGAGTGTTCCCATTGTGGAGGTGCGGGTCTGATGCGGGCAATTGGAGAGCTGCTGCAATCGCATCTGGACGGGGGTGCAACAACGCTGTGTCGGGCCTGGGTGGTGCGGCGCAGGGACGGGCGTGTGTTCGGGTTCACCGATCATGACGGTGATGTGCTGGTTGAAGGTGTGCTGTGTGAGGCGGCCTCGGGGATGGATGCGACTGCGGTGGAGAGTTCTACGGGGCTGGCGGTTGATAACTCGCAGGCTGTGGGCGCGCTGACTTCGCTTGGGATCAGTGATCTTGATATTGAAACCGGGCGGTTTGACGGGGCGGAGGTGTGTCACTGGCTGGTGAACTGGCAGAACCCCGAGCAGACGATCCTGCAGTTTCGTGGCACCATCGGAGAGGTGCGTCGGGGGAACGGCGCTTTTGAGGCGGAGCTGCGCGGTTTGAGCGAAGCATTGAACAAACCTGTGGGGCGGACCTATCTGCGCCAGTGTGACAGGATGCTCGGGGATGGGAAATGCGGTGTAGACCTGTTTGCCGAAGGGCTGGTGGCGGAAGATGTGGTGGATACGTCCAAGGGGCGCCGTGTGATAGAGTTGAAACATCTTGACGCATTTGAGGAAGATTGGTTCGCGCTGGGCAAGGTCACGTGGTTAAGCGGGGAAAACGCAGGTGCCGAAGGGCTGGTAAAAGTAGATTACCGACGCGGGCCGGTTCACGTGATAGAGCTATGGGAAGAAACCCGTTTTCCGATTGGGAACGGTGATCGTATCCGCTTGCACGCAGGGTGCGACAAGCAGGCCGGAACCTGCCGCGAGAAATTCGGTAACTTTCTCAATTTTCGCGGCTTTCCCCATATGCCCGGTGAGGATTTCAGCCTGACTTATCCGATTGCAGGACGTCCGATGGACGGCGCACGGCGCGAATAGATGACTCCGCAGATGCGCGAAGAGATCCTTGCAGCGGCGCGGGGCTGGATCGGTACGCCTTATCGACATCAAAGCAGTGTGAAGGGACAGGGGACAGACTGTCTGGGGCTGTTGCGTGGTGTGTGGCGCGAGGTGCTTGGGGCGGAACCTGAAGCGATCCCTGCCTATACTGCGGATTGGTCCGAGCCTTCGGGGCAGGAACGGCTGTGGCGTGCGGCGCGGCGGCATCTGGTGACAGTGCCTGTCCGTCCTGAACGCGCGGGTGATGTGGTGTTGTTCCGGATGCGGCGGCACGGGGTGGCGAAACATCTTGGTTTTTTAGCGGCGACCCGGACAGGGCTGCCGACGGTTTTACATGCCTATAGCGGCAAGGGGGTGGTTGAAACGCCTCTGACCAGTGCTTGGTCCCGCCGGATTGTAGCGCAATTCGAATTTCCCGAGAGGAGGGGCTAATGGCGACGATACTGTTATCAGCAGCGGGTGCTGCGATCGGTGGCACCTTCGGGGGCACTGTGCTGGGTCTGACGGGGGCGGCGATTGGCAAGGCGGTCGGGGCGAGCCTTGGCGGGGTGATTGACCAGAAGATTCTTGGCAGCGGCAGTCAGGTGGTTGAGACCGGACGGCTGGAGAGTTTTAGGTTGCAAGGGGTGAGCGAGGGTGCGGCCGTGCCACGGGTGATGGGCCGTGCGCGGATTGCAGGGCATCTGATCTGGTCAAGTCGCTTTGAAGAGCACGTCAATACGCAGACCTCTGGCGGTGGCAAGGGCTCTGGCGGGGCGCGTGTGACGACCAAATCCTATTCCTACACGGTAAATGTGGCTTTCGCGCTGGGCGAGGGTGTTGTTGAGAAGATCGGGCGGATTTGGGCGGACGGGCAGGAGGTCAGCCGCGACGGTCTGTCGATTGCGTTTTATTCCGGCGACGAGACGCAGGCGCCTGATCCGACCATTGCCGCGATTGAGGGGCTGGAGAATGCGCCGAGCTATCGCGGGACGGCTTATATTGTGTTTGAGGATCTTGATCTCGGGCCGTTTGGCAACCGGATTCCGCAGTTCAACTTTGAGGTCTTTCGCAAGGCACAGCCCGAGCATGGTACTTTGGATGATCCTTCGCGCGACATTACCGGCGTTTGCCTTATTCCGGGAACGGGCGAGTATTCTCTGGCGGTGACGCCGGTTGAATATCCCGGTGATTTCGGAGACGGGGCGTTTGCCAATGTGAACTCTCCGCGGGGGGAGACCGATCTCGTGCATGCGCTGGAGGATCTGGCGCAGGACGTGCCCAATATTGCGTCGGTATCGCTGGTGGTGAGCTGGTTCGGGGATGACCTGCGGTGTGGGACTTGCGCCCTGACGCCCCGTGTAGAGCAAACCGAAGTGGATGGCGATCCGATGCCTTGGGTGGTGTCCGGCGTCCCGCGCAATGCGGCCGGATTGGTGAGCTTTGACGGGGACCGGCCTGCCTATGGGGGGACGCCTGCAGACGGGGCTGTTTTGGAAGCGATCAAACACATTAAGGAGGCAGGGCAGGATGTTGTTTTTTATCCGTTTATCCTGATGGATATACAGGAAGAAAACGGCTTGCCCGATCCCTATTCGGATAATCCGGATCAACCTGTTATGCCTTGGCGGGGCCGGATTACCACGGCGAAGGCGGCGGATCAGGACGGCACCAGTGACAAAACGCCAGCGGCGGCAGCAGAGGTCGCGGCCTTCTTCGGGAATGCTGATGTTGCGGATTTTTCGGTGGTTGACGGGGCAGTGGTTTACACTGGTCCGGCGGAGTGGAGCTATCGCCGGTTCATTTTGCACTACGCCTATCTGTGTCTCGCGGCGGGCGGGGTCGAGGCCTTTAACATCGGATCGGAAATGCGCGGTTTGACGCGGATTCGGGATGGTGTGGACAGTTTTCCCGCTGTGCTGGCCTTGCAGCAGCTTGCACAGGATGTGCGGGCGATTTTGGGGCCGGAGGTCAAAATCGGCTATGCGGCGGATTGGTCGGAATATTTCGGCTATCATCCGGCGGACGGATCGGGGGATGTGTTGTTCCATCTCGATCCGCTGTGGGCGCAGGCTGAGATCGACTATATCGGGATCGACAATTACATGCCGCTGGCGGACTGGCGGGATGAGTTGGGGCATCTGGATGAGGGCGAAGGGTCCATCTATTCCGTGGACTATCTACGCAAGAATGTCGCGGGTGGGGAGGGGTTTGACTGGTATTACGCGGATGCAGCGGGGCGGGATGCGCAGGATCGCATTCCCATCACTGATGGCGCCTATGGGGAGCCTTGGGTGTTCCGCTACAAAGATTTGCTAAGTTGGTGGAGCAAGGAGCATTACAACCGCTTGGGCGGCGTCCGGCAGAGTGTTCCGACCAGTTGGCAGCGCAAATCCAAACCGATCCGCTTTACCGAGTTGGGATGTCCTGCGGTGGATAAAGGCGCGAACCAGCCGAATGTGTTCTTTGACCCGAAATCATCGGAATCTGCCCTGCCGTATTATTCCGACGGCTCGGTTGATACGCTGATGCAGGCTCACTATCTGCGCGCGACTTACGGGTACTGGTTGGATCGTGACAATAATCCGGTGTCGGACGTGTACTTCGGGCCAATGGTGGATATTGTAAACAGTCATGTCTGGGCGTGGGATGCGCGGCCCTGGCCGGATTTTCCCAACCGTCTGGACGTGTGGAGCGATGGTGACAATCACGGGCGGGGGCATTGGATCACGGGGCGGTTTTCAGATCAGTCGCTGGGCGCGATTGTATCGGAAGTCTGTGAGATTTCGGGACTGCAGGACATTGATGTGTCAGAGCTTTATGGTTCGACCATCGGCTTTGCCATGACTTCGGTCGAGAGTGGACGCCAGAGCCTGCAGCCCCTTATGCTGGCGTTTGATTTTTCCTGTGCAGAGGTAGACGGCAAGCTGGTTTTCAAGAACCGGAGCGAGCAAATTGCCTTTACTGCCGTCCCAATGGATCTAGTTGTGGCGGGGACGGATCCGGTTGTGGCTAAGACCCGTGCGCCCGAAGCGGAAACCGCAGGCCGTGTGCGCGTGTCGTTCTGGGATGAAACGCGGGACTACCAGACTGCCACATCCGAGTTTATTTTGGCGGATGACGACAGCCGCGCCACGTCACATGTGTCGCTGCCTGTGGCGCTGCGGCCGGGGTCGGGGCGCAATCTGGCGAGCCGCTGGCTGGTTTCGGCGCGGGTGGCGCAGGACGAGGTGAAACTGACCCTGCCGCCAAGCGTGCAGGGGGTGGTTGCCGGGGATGTGTTCAAGCTGGATGATGGGGGCACGGATGCGACCTACCGGATCGAGCGGATTGCGGAGCAGGGCGCGCGACAGGTGGAGGCAGTACGGGTCGAGCAGTCTGTTTATAAACAGAAAGACGCAAGCTCTACCATCGGGACGGTTTCCGCTTTGCAATCTGCGCGGGGTGTTATGCTGCGCTTTCTGGATCTGCCGATGTTGGAGACGGATCAGGACTCTACGGCCCCTTATGTGGTGGCCGAAGGATCGCCATGGCCCGATGGGGTGGCGGTGTACAAATCTGCCAGTGATGACGGCTATAGGCTTGATACGATGGTAGAAACGCCGACCAAGATGGGACGCACGCTGACGGAGCTTCGCAGTGGTCCGGTGGGGCTTTGGGATGAGGTAAACGCGGTCCGTGTGAGGATCTCTCACGGTGCTTTGGAGGGGCGCAGTGCGCTGGACGTGCTGAACGGTTCCAACGGCGTTGCGATCGGGACAGGCGATGCGGCGGGTTGGGAGGTATTTCAGTACCGCGATGCCGCGCTTCAGGGCGATGGCAGCTACATCCTGCGGGGATTGTTGCGCGGGCAATTGGGCAGTGACGCAGAGATGCCGGAGGTTTGGCCGCAGGGATCCGAACTGGTGTTTCTGGAGCGCATACCCGACCAATTGCAGCACAGGGACGCAGATCGCGGGATTGAGAAATATTATCGCAGCGGTCCGGCTGGAAAACCTGTGGGTGATCCGACTTACAAGACGCAAACCGAGTCATTCGATCTGGTGGCATTGCGACCGTTGTCTCCGGTGCATCTGCGGGGCCGGCGTGACGGTGCGGATACGATCCACATAAGCTGGATCAGGCGTACGCGGATCGACGGGGACAGTTGGGAGGGGCTTGACGTTCCTTTGGGAGAGGCGCGGGAGCAGTACCGCGTGGATGTTAAGAGTGGTGAGGATCTTTTGCGTCGCGAGATGGTCGCATCCGCGCAATGGAGCTATTCCGCGGCGATGCAGGCTGAGGACGGCGCTACGGGCGCTATTCGTGTCGAGGTTGCGCAAGTGTCGGAGAAGTTCGGGATTGGGGTCAGGTCTTCGCTTTCTTTCGAGGTTTAACGGGTCAGGAGCACGTCCATGCGGGCTGTTTTACATCAGGATATTGTCGCGCTGGCCTGTTGTTTGCTGGTGTTGCCAGCGTCAGAGCAGGGTCGGGCGGCGCGGCGCTTGGTGGCTTTGACCGCGCGCGCGGACTGCTATCGCACGCGGGAGGGCCGTGTCCATCCGCTTTACGGGAACGGCACCTTGTCCTCCTGCTGCCAGTCGGTGCCCAAAGCGGCAGAGCGGCGGCTTGATGATCCGGATTACGGGGCATGTTTGATCCGCGCTTTGGAGGCGGTTCTGGCGTTCCGCGCTGGAACTGCCGCCAGTGGTTAG